GGCGAAATGCTGATGGAATAAAACAAATTGGAGCACAGGAGGTGCAAAGCGTATGTATGGGTGGCTATATCGAAGAGCATTAGACTTAAAAGATGTAGGGGAAAAAGTGCGGTGCCGCACGTTAGTACTGGCTGGATTGTGCATAAAAGAATGGGTTTTATCGCACATGATGAACAAACACGCAAGACCATAAGTGGAGGTTATCTATGGCAAGGTACAAGCCGAATATCGGCAAAATCAAAACGCTTGAGGATGCGGATTTAGCCCTCAAGGAAATCGGGCTTCTTGAACACGAACTGGAAGCAATCGACGGGGAAGCGAACAAGAAGATTGCAGAAATTAAAGCGGACTGCGCAAAGCAAGGGGAAGGTCTCCGTAAACGCATTACCGACCTTTCCGCCCTGCTCGGCGCATTTGCCGAATACAACCGCGAGGAACTGTTTAAAGACCGCAAATCCCAAAAACTGTCCTTCGGTGAATTCGGTTATCGTAAGTCTACCTCAATCAGTGTCAAAAAGACAACACTTGAGCTTCTGAAAAAACTGCATTTAACCAAGTATATCCGTATCAAAGAAGAGCCGGATAAGGATTTAATGGCGGAGATGACTGATGAATCCTTAGCGCAAGTTGATGCGGTGCGCAAAGTCAAAGACAGCTTTTTCTGCGAAGCAAACCGGGAACAGGTGAACAAAGAGCTGTTGAAAGAGCAGGTATCGTAAAAGCCGGTAGACGGTACGGATTTTGTATTGAAAGAGGAGGAGAATCGCGTTATGGAAGCAAAAACAAACACACCAAAAGCAGGCGTCGCTGAGCGCAAGTGGATACAGATACTCCACGTAGCAAAACGTGAGTGCGGTCTTGATGACGCTTCCTATCGCGCCCTCCTTTTTGGTGCGGCGGGGGTTGACTCGGCACGTGATATTAAGACGTGGCAACAGTATAACGCGGTACTCAAAGCCTTTGCAAAGCTCGGGTTCAAAGTAACCGCCGGTAAAGCGGCACAAAGCGGCTTAAAAAAGACCGCACCGCAAAACGGCCGTAATGGCGATTGGATCAGCGCACGGCAGGAGTATTACATCCGGGGATTATGGGATTTGGCAAGCAGGGCAAAAGACGAGGCTTCTTTACAAGCGATGCTCCAGCGCATTGCAGGGGTTACGTATATCGAATGGATCAGCAAGGAAAAGGCTACCAAGGTGATCCTTGCTTTGCGGGACATTGCAAAAAAAGCGGGGTTCAATCCTGACCGTCCGCCTCATTCTCAAAGTGAAGGTGCAAAGCAGTGACCGACAGTATCTACGAAGCAAACGAAACGCTTGAACAGCTGGAATTACTCATCGGTAAGGACAATGCCCGGAAAGTCTTTGAATTTTTTGAAGGCAGTAGCTTCTATTTCCCCAAAAGAATCGGACTTGCCGAGCAGCATCGTCAAATCTTTGCAGAGCTTTGTGCCGGAGCGACCTACGCCGACCTTGCGGAAAAATATCACTACACCAAATCCTACATCCGCAAGATAGAACACAAACTCACCGCCGAGCGGCGCGCCCTTTTGAAAGCAGGCATCACCCAGCCTGATGAAACCGCCAGTGCAAGCGCCGATCCTGTCAAACTGGACGTGCCGCACTCAAGACCATTTGAACAAGGAGAATTATTTTATGAATGCTGATGCAGAAACCATTAAAAAGCGGATTAAAAAGCTTTTGGCGCTGTCAAAGAGCCCGAATGAAAATGAGGCAATGGCAGCATTACAAAAAGCGCAGGAGCTGATGGAAACATACCGCATAACGGAAGCCGAATGCGTGTATGTGTCGCAGGCGGTCAAAGCAACAAAGCGGGAATCGGCATGGCGGTCAACGCTTGCGAACACCGTTGCATCGCTGTATGACTGTGAGGCATTACGCGATGTTTCAAGCGGTCAAATGATTTTTTACGGAGAATCATTCGACTCATTTATGGCAAAAGAGATGTACTGCTATTTAAGTAAAACGATAGACCGGATGGTTAAGCAGAACGTGCGTAAGCGCAATACGCTGAACTACAAAAATCAATACCGCTTCGGGATCGTCTGTCGGTTAGCAATTCGGATATATGAATTGGGGCAAAAAGTATCATGGGCTCCTGAGCGTGAACATAAATTGCTTGCGGTAAAAAAGGCAGCGGAAAACGAATTCGGCATTATAACGAGGAGTGAACTAAAAACAAACATCAAAGGCAAAGCCTTTAATCGCGGCGTAGCTGACGGCGGCACCGTTTCATTACACCGGCAAGCAACCGCCCGCAATGGATACTTGGAGGGATAAATGACAATCGAAGAAATGAAAGCGAAAGGCTATAAGCATTATACAGCAATTATCGAAAAGAAGCTCGTTACCAAAGAAGTAGAGGTATGGGCAAAGAACAGATACGATGCAGAAACAATACTTGCTAATGCTTCCGAAGAATTATCAGATTGTGATTTTGAAGAGTGGGTGGAGTCGGAAATTCACGACCTGACTGAAAGTATATGTTCACCGATCGGTATTGCCACAGCACAATCAACGGTAACGGATTGCAACGAAGATTTTTACAAGAATGAGGAATAGGTAACGTATGAAAACGATTTTTCTAAACGAAAAAAAGCCGTCGTACATGGAAGAAACCGAGTACATCAAACTAAGTGCAGGACAAATATCACATGCGGTGAACAGTCTTAATTATGCCGGAAAAGAAGCGGCTGCGGTAGTTGCAATTATGGTACTTAACAATATGGGTTTACCCCCAGCGCAAATTACCGCACTGCTTGCAACCGAATAGGGAGGAATCAAATGAAAGAGGTTGTATCTTGTATCCTAAATATATTAGTGGCTTGTTTAGTAGCATTTTTACTGAATTTACATTTAGTTGAAAAAAGACGGTATCGGAAATTAAAGAGATTGAATACAGAGCTTGACATTATTTTAAAGGCTTTTGAACTTGAAAACAAGAGAGTGCCAATTCCGGAACATATATGGCGTTACATTAGAGAGCTGTATGAACCTACAAAGAGGAGAAATAAAAGATGATTGTTCTGAAAGACACCCTTGTAAAAGTTGTACATTGTCAGCGTGGAGCATTTACCGCCCGCGTAGCCGAAACCTTTAACACTGAACGAGAAGTATTCTTTCCGCTCATCCTCGAAGATGAGGTCGTCTATGGACATGGACACAGGTATGAATGGAACAAAGGCGATTGTATCAGTTGTAATCGCCAATTTTTAAGAGCGTTTAAAATACTGGAGGAGAAAAGAGCAGGGGGAAAACACTATGTATAACGAAATCCTTAGATTAAAGGATATGCTCACAAAAGCGAATATTCCTTTTTGGTGGAAGCCGAAGCATTTTGACGGATATTTATTAGCATATCCGAAAAAAGATGCTGTTATTTGCTCTGTCATTGAGTTTTCCTCTTCTTATGGTTCAAAGGGCGACTTATTGGAAATACAAGGACTTATGACAAAAGAAGAAATGGAACAGCATGATGACGACGTTTTAGGCTATTTAACCGCGGAAAATGTTTTTAACCGAATAAAAAAACATTGGGATAAGTAGCGAATAAAAACAATACAAGAGGAGAAATAATTATGAAAATATTTGTTTGGCGATGTAAAGATGATAACAAAATTGCAATTGTCCGCGCAATGAGTGAAGACGATTTTTTAATGCTACACAAAACAAAAGAGAATGTTTTAAGAATAATTGAAAAACAAAATGCTGACGAAAAAAAGTCGCTTAAAGTTGAATTTATAGAAGACCCCATGCTTATAGAGATTATGGAGTGGATTGAAGAAAATAATCGTCCTATAGTATTTGAAGGTGCGGATTCCTTGAAAAGAAGATTGGAAGACCTTGAAGATGCCGCATTCAATCTTGGAGAAGAAATAGCTGCATTGAAAGAGACTATTTTTGATAGTCAAGACAACTCATTGTTAAAGGAGTAGCACTATGAATACCACCACTGGAACTCAAGAGAAAATCATTGCAATTACGGGAGCAATGCGGGACTTGCTTTTGTACAAAAATCAAAAGTATGGAGATTCCGCATTAAGCCCTAAACAGATTTTTTATAAAGGCGATGCAGTTAATTCTATCTTGATACGCCTTGACGATAAGCTCGGACGCATTATGGCAAATACTGAAAGCACCCCGCGTATCAATGACGTTGCCGACATCATCGGCTATTGTACCTTGCTACTTATCAGCGTCGGAGCAAAACCAGAAGACATTCAAAAGTTAATGGATTAAAAGGGGAGGTAAATAATGACGCTGAATGAAATAATTGCTTATGCTCAAAAACATAAGATTGACTTTGATAAGCCGGTTACTGCGATACTAGAAATGAATGAAAATATACCGCTTGACGTCGCAACGTGTCATGGCAGTGTAAATAAAAACGTAGTCCTTCATGCTGCACCGATTGAAGTATTTCGATCATGGCGTGTTGTATGGCAGGAAGAAAAGGAGTAATAAATGGCTTTTACTTTTGAAGAATGGGAAAAAGGCTATTGTGATGGTAGACCTATTGAGCCGTGTTGTGCAAGCGAGAATCCGGAGCTATGGGCTGAGATTGTGGATTATGCAGAAGACAAACTGAAAGAAGCCTTTGACGCCGGTTATCAAAGCTGCCGTGAAAAATACAGTTGGCACTTTTTGAAAGATGGGTATTTCCCGCCGCGGGAAGATAGGGAGTATTTGTTTTATTTGGGTGCTAAACATGTACAGGGGTTTGTTGATTCCGATACATGGAAAAATAAGAAAAATAACAGATACGTTATTGCATGGGCGGAATTTGAATATCCAGAAAGTTTTTGAAAAAGCGTCCATAAATCTGCAGAAAGCCTTCCGTAAAATCGGAAGGCTTTTTTATACACAAAGTATAAAAAGTGGAATATTCTTCGCTCTTTTCCGCACAACCTAGTTGACATTATTATTCGGCTGCCGTATAATAATACTATAAACCTGAAAAGCAAAGGAGCAAATATGAACGAAATTAACATGGTATATGTAGATGAGGCAAACCACAACAAGTTCTATAATATGATTGACTTAGGTACCGGCTTTTTTAAAGCTCACTGGGGCAGAGTCGGATCAAACGGCCAATCAATGGAATATCCGATAGCCCTTTGGAACTCAAAAATGCAGTCAAAACTTGAAAAAGGGTATGTTGAAGTAAAAAAATCGGCAATGCCGATTAGTAAACCATCCGATATAAAAATTACAAATTCCGAAGTCAAGAGCCTTGTTAAATTCTTATTAAAGGCCGCTAAGACGCACATTGAAGCCTCATATAAGGTCGGAGCTGGAGAAGTATCGCAGGGTCAAATAGTAACAGCACAAAGTCTTATTGATAAGGCCTACCGATTACTACGAAGCGGCAATCATACACAGAGCAGTCTTAACGATATTTTACGGGAATTGTATACGGTAATCCCGCGCAGGATGACGGATACCCGTAAATATTTTTTACAACAGACGTATCAAGATGCATTTGTAACGGAGCTGTTACAAGCCGAACAAAACTTACTTGATACTCTTGCATCACAGACAAAAACAAAACCTGCAAAAATTACACTTGATACGCTCGGCTTGGAAATTACGCCGGCAAGTCAAAAAGACCGGGATTTAATAGCGAAGAAAACGGACTTTAAAGTCGGTACAAATAGGATTTTTAAGGTTACGAATAAAGCGACTGAGCAAGCGTTTAAAAAAGGGAGAAAGACAAAGTTATTATATCACGGTACGCGGAACTGTAACTGGATGGCGGTGCTGCAGCAAGGCCTTAAAATAAGACCGCAAGGCATACAAACGACCGGTTCAATGTTCGGCGATGCGATATACTTTGCAAATAAAGCGAGAAAATCAATCGGGTATACCAGTCTTCGCGGGTCTTACTGGGCTGGTGGCTCTGAGTCGGTCGGTTATCTTGCAGTATTTGAAGTGGATACCGGAAAAGAATGGAATTTGTTAAGCAATCAACGGCATAAGAATTGGATGATGTCTATCGACCAAAAAAGAGTTAATCAGGAAGGCTTTGATACGGTCTTTGCAAAAGGAGGAGCCGACTTATTAAACGATGAGTATGTCATTTATGATGAAAGTCGATGCACTATCCGCTACTTAATCGAAATCAAAAAATAAAAAGGCGAAGCATTGACATAATTATTCGGCTTGCCGTATAATAAGAATATGGAAAGTAAAAATTGGAAAACGGTCAAACAAGTGGCACAAGAAAATCAATGCGACGAGCGAACTGTGCAAAAATGGTGTGCTGCAAATAATGTGCCGTATAGCGGAAGCGGTTTCCGAAAACAATGGGAAATATCCGCAGAATATGAAAAAGCCTTTAAAAAGCGTGCCCGTCCCGGCAGAAGATGGCATAAACCGCCTGCGCATTCCCCCTCCACATAATACTCTTTTACCATCAACATATAATCCTATTTTTTTCAAATAGTTTCTTTGATTAGTCATAATAAAACCGGTTACAGTATACCGTAAGCGTACATTGAGGATACGCCTTGTACGGATTTCCCTTCCCTTTACCTGAAAAGGTGTATCCTGATGGCGCTTATCTGGAGGTATTACTATGACGACAAAAAAATCACAAATTGCATGGCTTTTATTCGCAGCGCTGTTTGTTGCAGCGATGGTATTTTTCGTAACGGATTCTCTGACGGTTACTGCAATCGCCGGAACATTTACCGGAGTGCTGGGGACATTTCTCGGTATCGATATTCTTACGATGCTGCATAAAACAAAAGAGCTTCCGGCAGGACGGTATAAAAATATGAACCGGCACCGTTACATTATTGCCCTTATTATTTTTGCTTTGCTGCTTATCGAAGCGTTTATCATTTCAAGCATCTTTGAACGGGATATGAACTCGCTTTATTTATCCTTTGGCGTCGGTTTTATCATCGTTATCGGCGGGCTTGTCTCGGGCGTTGAAGCAAATAAAATCGTAACCGGCGAACAGCCGCCTGAGCTCAATGAAACGGGTGAACTATCCGGAGACGAGTCATGATACCTCTTTATATCATATTAGCGTTGTTGGGCGTTATCGCGGTGCTTTCACTTTTGCTTACTATCATAGTGAAAAAATTAAAAAGAGCAAAAACGGAAGTACAGCGATTAAGCGGCGCTTTTGAAGCGGTACGCAAAAGAGCAGAACGCTTACAAGAAGCGCAAGATAAGGATAAAAAAATTACGGAGGAATCGGATGAAAAAAGGCAGGCGCTTTCCGCTACTGCTGACGCTTCTCTTGTTACTCGTGCAAATAGTCTTTTTTCAGACCGGATGCACGACAACAAAAGCGCCGACTAATGCGGACATTGATGCGGTATTACAAAACATTGCGCCTATAAAACCGCCTGCTCCACAAATGGAGCCGGTCACGTTTGAGGAGAAAGACGGTGGCCTCTGGCTTTCGTATGAGGCATACCGTGCTCTTGAGCGCAATATTATTGCAATGAGAGAATATACTGCACACCTTGAAGTCATTATTGCATTTTGGGAGAAAAAAGAGAAATGAGTGGAACGGTTATTATATCCCTGATTGGCACTCTTGTCGGAATGCTTATAACCGTTGGCGGCGTATTTATTGCAGTCGGCAGCTTAAAGCAAAAGATACACGACAGCATCGAGACAAACAAAGCGCAAGAAGAACATATCAAAACGCTTTCTTCAAAAGATGAATTAGCGAAAGCAATGAAGCGTTCCGATGAATTACTGGAGCTGATGCAAAAGCGGGTTGATGAAGACCGTTTATCAGGTGAGAGAAGGTACACGGAATTGTATGGCTTACTGAATGTACACAGTGAACGTATCGGCAAACTTGAAGTGTCGCAGGAGCAAATATTCAAGCTGCTGGATAATCTAAGCGCATCGATAAACAACGGCTTTAAAGATATGAAAGATGACATTCGGGAATTGCGCAAGGAAATTAAAAAGGGCTAGAAGCGGTATGGCAAAAGATGAAAGACGCGCTGAGGCTGAGCGGCTTTATGTAAAGGAAGGAAAATCCTGCGCTCAAATTGCCACCGAACTTGCAGTAAGTGAAGGCACTATATACCGCTGGAAAGCAGACGCTGCAGCCTTAGGGGAAACGAGCGATTGGGACACTGCGCGGAGGGTGTATAACATGAGTCCGCGCGAATTAGTCGCAATGTATGCAGAAGCCTTAAAGCAGTGGGTAGTAAAAATAAAACAAAGTCCCGATCTTCTTTCCGATGGAAAAATAGCTGATGCGATTGCGAAGCATGTGAGCGTTTTACAAAAGCTCGATAACCGCAGCCAGTATATGGGTGTCGCGCTTGACCTGATTAAAATTGCCGACCGGTGGCTCTATGAAAATGAACCTGCCTTAAAAACACAAATGGAGCCGCATTGGGAAAGTATCTATCAAGCACTTTCGGAGTATAGCACGAAAAAAGGCTTATTATAAAAGGACTATCAAACGTGAAAGAAATTAGAACAGCGCGGGAACTTGAAAAAGAATGGAATAAGCTCAAAGAAGAAATCTTGTCCCGTCCGCTGTTTCTTGATAATAGTGAAAAAGCAAAAGAGGAGCGGAAACGCAAGTGTGCTGATTCGGTATGGGAATTTGCCCGTACCTACTTCCCCGAATACGTTGCAAGTGAAGGGGCAAAATTTCATAAAGAATGGGAAAAAATCCGGCTTACCGAAAAAGAGCCAATTTTACTGCAAGCATTCCGCGGCTGTGGAAAGTCTACGTTTTTTACACTGCTTGATCCGATACACGAAATCGCTTACGGCAGACGGAAGTTTATGCTTTTTTCCAGCTATACGGAAGAAAAGAGTGAACGCTTTACCGGCCGCATCTTATTGGAATTGATGTACAATCAGCGGCTTAAAAATGATTTCGGCGAATTTATTCCGGAAGGAAAACGCCCTGCAATGGGAGACTTTTCGGTCAATATCCCCGGTAAAAAAGGGAGTACTATCGGCGTGGT